TTATTTTTTTCTTTTGTAAGTAAGATATATATTCTAACAAGTTAGTTACAAAATTTTCAGGTGTATCTGCATTAAAAATGCGTCCTACCATACTGTTTTTAGGCCTTTTATAAGAAAGAAATACTGTATTACCTGCTTGAACAATATCTACTTTATCTGAAGTAGTTTCTTTAGCCATAGCAATCATAGCTTGTGTGAAGGAATACTCTCTTTTTGGATAATAATGGTCTGCCCCTAAATTATTTAAAGCTATAGGTATAATTGAAGGCCCTTTTAATAACTCTTGTTTACTATCCATCATCTCCATTAAGTTATCTCCAATATACTTGCTACAACATGTAACCTGTTAGCAGTAGCTGCTGTAACCTTTAATATTTCACCTGTCTTTAGCACAAGAGGGGCTGTTAACAATTCTGCAGTAGCATTTGCTGATATAGCTTTAGTTTTATAAAGACTAAACGTAGCAGGAGATGACTCTGCATCGGTTATCGTTAATGTTATTGTATCTGCATTACCAGAATCTTCAGAGACAATTATGGATTTAACAATAGATGTTGTTACCGAAGGAGCTGTATATAAAGTTGTAACACTAGTTGTTGTAAGGTCTTTTTTAGCATTTGTGTAAGTATTTGCCATTAGCCCATAAACCATGATTGTGCATCAGCTTTATCTGTGCTGTTAGCTTTACGTATTGCGTTATCCAACTGATTAAAATAGAGCCGCAAAATATTACTAAATTGATCCATTGCTTGCCTCTCATATTCATCAGGAAAATAAGGCATAACAGGTGCACGAAACGGTACATCATATCTGGTGGAATCAGTAGCCATCTATCTTCTCCCATCTGGTCGTAAATCAATACGAGGTGTACCTACCTGCCATGTAGTACCAACGCCCGTAGATTGTACCTTCATAGACAGTTGTCTTCCCCGTACCCTTGTGTATATCTGACTTGTATATTTTTCTACTGGAGAAGTTGCTGAACGGGTAACAGTACCTGTATTAGACCCTCCTTCAGAAGTTGTTGCATGGTAACCCGATCCAGAGCTACCTAAAGGATTTAAAGTAAACGAAACTACAGGACTATCCGCAGTAGAGCCATCGAAATTAACATCAGGCACTAAACGATATATAAATGCAAACCTATCCCCATCAGCAATATCAAATTCAGCTGATTCTACATATGCAGAAATAGCAGATGGACTAGAAACAGAAGTTAATTTATCATCAATACCTTCTTCATGGTTAACAAGATTATAACTATATGTAGCTGCTAGTGGGAAGTCCCGTAAACCTGAGTCAAGCCATGCTGTACGAGCCATACTTCCATAATACCATATGTCTTCCAAATAGTTGTATATGACATATTTATCTATGTTATTGGAATCACTGGAACAATAAAACCACCATACTTCGTGAAAAGATTCATTTGTACCTGAAAATACTTGTGGGTACTGTAATGTATTAAAATCATTAAATATATACTTACGTACATCGCAACGTAAAGGTTGTGCACGACCATCATATTTGTAAAATTTATCCTTACCCATCCAGTAAGCTATTCCATTAGCATAAGCTACGCATTTCTGGGAAGCTATAGATACATTTTCACCAACAATATTAGCATTCCATATATCAGGTAATTTAACATACTGCATTGAATATAAAGCAGCGTCTGTCCATACAAGTATTTCTTGGCGGCCTTGTACAGCTGCAACTATTTCAGTACCACGAGATAAAGTTAAACTGGAAGCTTGAGTTGTCAATGAAGAAGTCCAGTTTGTAGCATCTTCTAATTCCGACCAGCGAACTAACATAGGGTCTAAAGTAGAAGAACCTTGAGGGTTAGTGCCAAAAGCAAATACAAAACGACTGATATCTGATACAAGAATTATATTTTGAACTGTAGGTACATTTTCAGCCCCACTTAAACTTGACAGCAATACTGCCCTAGTATCAAGCGAATCTGTAGCTCCTGCATCCCACCAGTAAATACTTCCCCCGCTCGGGCCAAATATTAAATCTTCACCAAAGTTACCTTGATTCCACGTGCGGATATCATTTACAGAAGTTTCTCCAACTCCCCATGTTCCAGAACCCCAAGTAGATGCACCCCAACCTGTTAAAGGTATAGCAAACGCAGTCCCTACATTTATCTGGTAGGCAGCAGATACCGTACCCCCACCTGCACCATCGCCTGAAGCGGTTCCTGTTACAGTTATATTATAGGTAGTAGAAGATACTATATCTATTTGATATTCACCGTCTACTGTTACTCCATTAACAGCGGAAGCACTACTAAAAGTTACATAATCTTCGTCTACAAATCCTCCATTTGCATCTGTTACCAGTACAGTTGTGGAACCACTGCTATTTGTATCTGTATCTGTAGTAAATGGATTGGTTAAAGACACAGTAGCACGTAATGGTGTGATATCGTTGTATGCTCCACCATTTTCTACGTAAAACTTTAAATGTGTACCCAACCCTATAAAATTTTTACTTGATAATGTGACCCAGTTAAATAAAGAACGGCAAACCCCAAGAAAAGTAGATGAAGATATTTGAGCCCACCCCCCAATTTTTTCCGGGGTTCCTTGACGAAATCTTACATTATTACAATCGTACCATCTACCTTCACTAGCATAACGGGTTTTCTCACGATTAATTCCAGATTTTAGGGCCAGTCTTTTTAAAGTCATAACTACTCCACTTTTTTCATTCTCTCAATTAAGCGTTTAGCACGATTGGTTACCTGCTTGTACCATCTCGAATCCTGCATCTGAACGGAGGCTTCAAACCAATCCCCGTCTTTAACAGCCTGTATCTTCTTTTTGAATCTGCTGTAACGAGGATAGCCGAGATTAAACATCATATTTGCACATATATGCTGAACTGGCTCAGGCATGGAATCCCAATCATCATAAACTTTCTTACAGTCTTTTATAACAGAGTTCATATCTTGTTCAAATAATTCGTCACATCTTTCCTGACTGATTGATGTACCTACTTCACAACCATGTTCTGGGTCTGATTCTAAAACCAAATGCCCTACCCCGCACGTGGGTAAATTTAAATGGTCTAAATAGACTTCCAGCTTAATTCCTTCATCTTCAGCTATTTCTTGCTGTAACTTCTTTATATTCATATTAAACCCCAATTATTAATAAAATTATTCCTAAGCCCCAAGTAATAAGCATTATTTCCATTTCAGTAGAAATCATTTTCCATTCCTTTTATTCATTAACTGTAACCCTGTTTTACCGAACCGATATCCAAAGCTGCTCCCAATACAAATATATAAACAGGTGGAGAACCAATCTGGCGTTGACTCTTCCAGAAAGATAAACCCTTCCTTAACAAAAGGTTGCGACCACGGCAAGAAGGATGCTACTAATATTGCTCCAAAAATTAGGGTCCAAAATTCGTCTTTCCATGATCCTGCCATTTGATTAGTAAGAGCTTGCTCATTAAGCATATCTGATGTTGCAGAAGTCTCGTAAACCTTTGCTTCCGCTTTGGCTCTAGCTACTTTGACATCTGTTTCTGCCTTTGCCTTATCAACTCTACCTTGCAACCAAGTTCCAGCAAGCGAAATGATTGGCCCTAGTAATTGTCCTAATCCTAGCATATTATCTCCTCAATTTGGCGAGGGGTATTTGATATAGCACTACCACATATAAATACAAGACCAAAAAACAAAGTTTTTAATGTTAATGTAAAAATGTAATTACCCCTCATAACTCTATCCTCTAATTTTTTTTGTTATCCACAAATAAAAAGCATAACAAGAAAACGCATAAACGGTTGCTACACCGATATCTAGTAAGTGTTCACGCATGTGATAAATAAATTCTATCCCAGCTTCTAAATCACTACCCCCACCAGAGCTGTCAGTAATATTAACCGTCTTTCCTTCAAAGCCAGTAAATGCACCTTCTTCAATAACTATCTCTCCATCTTCAAGTAGTTCTTCTGGTCCACTAACTGTTTGATTGATTTCAATATTATTCATACTTCTTCTATCAACCCTCTTTTAGCTCTTAGCTCATTTAAGTCTTTTTCTTTTGTGCCCCCGTCATATTCCCAGGCATAGCCTTTATCAATCATTTGCTGATTTAGTGACACAATATCGTCATTCATATGGATAGTTCCAAGCATACGCCCGTATTTCCCATCTTTTTCAGTGGAAATCATTAAATGACCTGCATTAGAAAGATTTGTTGAAAGGTATTCTTTAGCCTCAAGACCTAATTTTTTTTCATCCAAATCACGAGTACGACTTTCTGGAGTATCAATCCCTGCTAATCGAACTCTTTCTTTTTTACTAAGATCAAATCCAAGATCAATAACTACATCAATAGTATCGCCATCAACTACTTTAACGACCTCTTTTACTTTGTATTCGTACATTATTTACCTGTTAACCAATCCCAGAAGGTCTGTCTTTTCTTGGTTCCTATAAGGTTTCTAATTAAAACCATTATTCTATTTTCAGTAGCACTTTCTTTAACCTCTGCTTTTTTTGCAGGTCTTCCTTTTTTAGCCATTATTTTTCTCCTTTTAAATATTTAGGAACCTCAGTTTCCTTCTTTTTCATCCATCTTTTGAGGGATGCAATAAGCTTTGACCCAAATCTTATCTCCTGCGAGGGATTGCGACCAGTTTTGTTGTCCGATTTTGTATGCATATCTAAGGCACGTATCCAGATCATTGAAATAGACGCTCTCCTGTACTGTTCCTGATAGAAAAATCATTAATACCCATACCATCACTTACCATTTTCTTTCGACCTCGTAAAAGCAGTTGCCCCCATAAAAACGGAAACTATGCCCAAGTTTGCCAC